GGGCTACCTGTACATTTTTGAACAGTTTGGTTTGGGGCTCAGTCCACAAGGATACCTTGTTAAACTGGAGGGAACCCCAGGGAACCCCGTCAGGGGTTCCCTTGACAGCACTCCCCAACCCTATATAATAGATGAGTTCGGCGGGCCTCCCTCTCGCCCAGCGGATCAAAAATTATGGCTTTTCGCCCCATACGAGTACGCAAGTTTTACCTGTCTGACGGCCAGATCGCCCGCTTGGGAGGCCCGATACCCGCCGAGATCCTCCGACTCCAAATAGAGTCTAAGAAGACTCCTGAAGAAATCCAGGCCGCGATGGGCATCACTGCCCAGGACTTCGAGTTCCACACCGTCAACCATTATTACCGCCGGCAGTACGCCGACCAGCTCAAGCTCAGGGAACATGACGAAGCCTTCGCCAAGCTGGGGACGATCGACCCGCGCAAGACCAACCTAAGCAGAGCAGGCTTCCCAGGCCCGCGCGGCCAGCGCCCGGACGGCGAGCCCCACTCCCCCAGAAACCGGGTTCCGGTTTCTGTCAAGGTCCCCAAGGGACTCACGGCCGCGCAGTACGCCATGCGCCGGATCTCGGAAGCCACACCCACAGCGGTGGAGAAGCTGATCTTTCTGATGCAGAACAGCCGCCAGGAGAACATTCAGTACAACGCCGCCGTCAAGCTCTTGGCCCTTCATGGCATTGTAGAGATAGAGAAGTCAGTCGCGGTAGTCGTGGACGCCGAGGCCATCATCAGGGAACTCAACCGGACGGCTCCGCCGTCAGTGCCAATCGCCAACGACCAAACGCCTTTGGCGTTTGAGGACGCAACCATTACGGAGGACATAGATGACACCGCCGACACCGGAGGAGTTGAGGGAACTTCAAGCTCTGGGCCTGAACCGACAGAGGATCAGCCAGATGGGACGCGAAGCGTGGAAGGAGCAGAGCCTCCCTCAGACGATCGCCCAGAATATGAGTCGGTGGCACAAGGACCCGTGGTCGATGGTGAAGGATGGGGTAATCTATACCCTAGACCAGGTGGACCTATCGAACCCCATCAAGCGGTTCCCGGCCAACCCGTGGCTCGAAACGATTACCCGCGAGTGGGAAGCCAATAAGCTTCTCGCCGTTCCCAAATCCCGGCGCATGATGTTGACCTGGTTGATGATCTACCTCCACCTCTGGATAGCCATGTGGCACCCCGGCGCGGCCGTCTTCCTAGTCAGTGAGAGCGAGCGTAAGAGTGCGGACATGATCGAGAAGGCGGACTTCATCTTCCGGCACATCCCCGATAACGTGATGCTGAAGCCCAAGATCAAACGGAAGCAATGCTTAATAGAGTTCCCAGGACTGGACAGCTACATCATGGGCATCCCCGAGGGAGAGAACCAGCTTCGCCAGTACACGGCCACCGCCCTGATGTTTGATGAGTGGGCGTTCTGGGAGCGTCCCCTGGAGAGCTTGGCGGCCGCAAAGCCGTCCATCACTGGTGGTGGGAAGCTCACGATCGTTTCCACCCCAGGACATGACGCCTTCTACAATCTCTGTTTCGACCAGATGATGTAATGGGTAGGGAACTTCTTTTTGTGGTGTCCACCCTGTTCTGGTGTCAGTCAATGCCCAATCGCCTCCTCTATATCTACGCGGCGTCGGTCACGTTGACTGCCGTCCTGAAATACCTTTTCTTCCAAGGAGAATAAAATGCGGGGTAAATCGTTACCAAAGCACTGGCATAAACCGACAAAGGAAGCGTTCAAGAACCTTTATGAACTGCTGAAAGAGAATCCCAAGCTCGTGGCTCACTATGCCATGGAACCGATCCCAGAAAATCATTGGGAAGTGGTGGCGTGGAATGCCGCTTGGCTCGCAGCCGATTACATAGAGGGTACAAGACCATGACCAAGAAACCGGAAACTGTCAGTTGGAAAGAGTGGCTCCTGCCCAGGAGCGTCAAGTTCGTTTACATCTGCGAAGCTGTTGACCTGCACCGCGTCACCCTTTGGGTGTGGGCGGGCTTCGAGCTTCGGCGGAAGGACGAGAACATCGTTCACCTGCCCCCGGTGGTGGGGATGCTCTACGGCTTCAGTGACGCCCTGGTCGACGGGCTTAGCGACACCCCGATGATCCACTAGGGGACATAAGAATGTCCACAGAAACTATAGATTCCGCCCCAGAAGAATTACCGCAGTATTGTAAGGTAGACGAACTCTGCCAGGGCCTAAAGGCTTGGACCAACCCTCAGAACTCGTTCAGAGTTCTGAGACTCCACATGTCGGCAGATCCCGCCAAGCGGACGCCCGAGTTCCTTAAGGAGGCCCAGTCCGGGCTCCCCCGAGATAAGTACCGGCGCGAGTTCGAGTTGGTGTGGCGGTCCTTCGAGGGACGTCCCGTCTATGTCGATGACTGGAACCACAATGTCAACGTAGCCAACGATTTCCTTCAGTACGCGCCCCACCTCCCCGTTATGCGGGGCTGGGACTTCGGCTTAACGCCGGCAGTCATCTTTGCCCAACTCATGCCGGACATGCGCCTCTTCGTCCTGCGGGAAATCTGCGAGGAGGAGATGGGCATTGAGCGGTTCCTGGACATCGTCACTACTCGGAGCCGTGAGTGGTTCCCAAGCGCAAAGCGCTTCGTGGACATTATTGACCCCGCTGGTTTCGTGCGAAGCCAGACCGACGAACGGTCCTGCATGACTATCATGTCGGGCAGTCCTTGGTTCCTTAAGCCAGTGCCCGGAGTACAGAACCCCGTGGCGCGCCGTAATGCGGTCGTCACGTTCCTTCAGAGGAACGTTAGGGGTCACCCCGCCTTCCTGTGTAGCCCGGCCTGTAAGGCCATCATCAACGGTTTTGACGGGGGCTACCACTACGCGCACAACCGCAGCGGCCAGTTGAGGGAGTATCCCGAAAAGAACCTTTATTCACATCCCCATGACGCCCTCCAGTACATCTGTACCAGGGTGTTTGACGTTGACCTTCGGCCTGGTGCCGAAGGCACCATTAAGATAGCCCAGCCCACCTATCGTGGCGCGGGCGGAGGAAGACGATGACAAAATTCGAGGTAATGCCAGAAGAGGTTGAAGACCTTACCCCCATTCCCAAGGATAAGAAGATTGACGACACAGACCTCATCTGTTTCTTCGAGGAAGTGTGGGCCGTCGCGGACGAAGCGCGCGCCCCCCGGAAGCGGGTGTGGGAACAGGCGTGGGACCTTTATAACGGCCGGATGGACTGGACGGGGAAGGCCGAGTGGCAGTCCCGCATCCCCATCGCCAAGGTCCGTGGCGCCGTCGATCGTGCCGCCGCCACCTTCCGCCGAGCCTTGGTTAGGATGAAGAACTTCTACGCCATCCAGTCCGAGTCCCAACTGGGGCTCCAGAAGGGTCTCTTCACCAAGGCCCTCATGGACATGTGGCTGGACCAGGCGAACTTCATCGAGGAGTTCACCACCGCTTTGAAGAGCGGGCTCATCACCTCCTCCCTCATTATGAAGGTGTTCTGGCACTACAAGGAGATCCCCGACCTGTCGGTCGAAACCACCGAGATCGACGCGCCCACCTTCGAGTACGGCATGGAGACCGGGACCGAGAAGCGATCGGTAAAGAAGCCCAAGATCGGCAAGAAGATCTACGGCTGCCTTGGTCTAAAGGCCGTTGACCCCTTCAAGTTCTGGATAGTCCCAGGGGCTGGGGGAGCCTATATTGAGCGGACCGAAACCACTCTAGCGGACCTCTATGACCTGGCAGACAGGGGCATCTACAAGAAAAGCGCCATCGAGGAAATCGAGGCGGCCGCCATGGGTGGACTAAATGACGGGGATTCCAACCCCAGTGAAAGTGTCCGTAAAGGCGAGCAGATAACCAGCGGGACCAAGCACATCAGGGAAGTGATCCTCTACCATTATTGGGGGGACATCTTTGACGAGGATGGGAAGGTCGTCATGCGCGACGCCACCTTCACGGTCGCCGGCGACCATGCGGGCAAGGCCCACGCAGTCTTAAGGGACGCGCGCACCAATCCCTTCTTCCACGGGCGTAGCCCATATGTTGTGGGCACACCTTATGTGGTCCCATTCTCCACCTATAATAGGGGCCTGGTGGAAGATGTCATCGGCATCGCCCACATGATTACCGAACTCTCCAACCTCATCAGTGACGGCGCGATGTTCGACGCCATCAAAGCCTTTGAGGTGGACGTAGATCTCCTTCATAACCCAGCGGACGTGGCCAACGGGATCTACCCCGGGCTGGCGCTGAGGAAGAAAGGTCTTAACGACCCCACCGGCCAAAAGCATGTGGTCCGGGCGATCGACGTGGGCAAGATTCCCAATGAGGCCCTCAACGCTTTGAATATGTTCGAGCGAGAATTCCAGGCTGGGACCATGATTACTGAGCTTGTCTCAGGTGGCCCTGGTGGCGGCTCCCGGCGTACCGCTACAGAAGTACAGTCTAAGACCTCCCAGGCGCTGGAGGGACTTGATGACGCCGCCAGAACTGTTGAGGAGACCTTCCTCAATCCCATGCTGGAACTGACCGCCAAGACCATCTACCAGTTCCACGATGACTACACCATGGAACGGCTGATGGAGGAGTTCCCCAAGGTCAGTCTCTTAATGAGGCGACTGGAGCCCGCTGAGCGGTATGTGGTCATGTTCGGCAACACCGGCCTGGATGCCTTCAACTTCAGGGCGCGAGGCATCTCCATCATGATGGACAAGCAGCAGAACCTGGAGAAGGTCCAGCAGTTGATGACGCTGGGGGCCAACATCCCCGGCTTCCTGGAGCAGCTCAACGCGCCGGCGGTGGCCGAAGAAGTCGTCACCGGACTCGGCTGGAATCCCCAGAAGATCCTGGTCAAGCAGCCCAGCGGGGTGACCGCCGCCAACCAGAAGGAAACGGGACAGCCGTTCCCCGGTCCAGGCGACCAAAATACCCCCGCCCAAGAGAACGCCGCGCAGGCTGGAGCAGCCTACGGTGGCGCAACGAACAATCCAATGGCCCCTGGCGTGGCCTAGAAGGAGAAAAAATGAGACAGTTTCTTAAAACCCTGAGCGTCTGCGCTCTGGCGTGGTATTTCGTGAACACTTGGCCGGGCTCAATGGTCAACACGGTTATCGGGCCGTTCCGGTCCTTCAGCCAGTGCCAGCTTTTCAGGCAGGGACAGGCCAAGCAGAAGGTCAAAACCACCAACTGTGCTCAGGACGGGGAGACTTACGGGCCTATCGGCCCGGTCGGTACCCCCCTGCCCTGGTATGCCATCATTAATGGGAACTCTGCCCTCAGTCTGCCGGCTGGTCCCTTCCAGGATCAGGCCCAGTGTGAAGCTTTTAAGGCCGCTGTGAGCGCCTCCGGCGCACAAGACGGCGATGGAACGTCAGCTTGTTGGCCCCTTTAAGCCCAACTGGAGGTGGAATGAAGCGACTCAAGGACAAACCAAGGGCCAAGGGTCCCAAAGTGGCCAAAAAAGCCCCCTTCATGGGGGGTAGGGACATCCCCAAGTTCAAGCCAGACTTCAAGACCAAGCGGAAGGGGGCTTGACAGCCCGGTTCTACCGGGTATAATGTTGTTCTATGGAATCAAACAAGGGAATGCTCGACGTCTCCTGTAACCTTTGTTCCTACTACATGAAGGTCTCCCCGAGTTTGAGGGAATGGGCCATCCTCCAGGTAGAACGTCACGCCAAGCGTACCCACCTCCATGAGGAAGTCCCCAAGAAGATACCAGAATGCGAAAAACCTACTACTCCCTCTCTATCCTGCTGATTGACTTCACCACAGTAGCGTGGCTCTACTTTAGAGATGCCCTTCAGGGCATCTTTAGGAAAAAGAAATGACCAAACGACTCAAACAAGTTCTCTTCACCATGGTTCTCACGGCCGAATTCCTCCTTGTGGGGTGTTCCGCCATGTCTCCCGAACAGTTGACCGCCCTTGGTAACGATGGCGCGTCGTTCTGTGCGGTAGCTGACGCGCGCGGCGGCGTCGGCGCGGTGGCTGGTGCGCCAGCCGGTGGGTACGGCCAGGCGACCTTGACAGTCTGTAGGACCAACGCACCCAATAGTACCCTTACAGTTGGTCCGAATGGCACCATGATTATCCAGCACAATCTTCTACCCTAGTTGATATGTTTGCCCATATAAAGAAGTTGTTCTCCCCCGGTGAGGTCGATGTCTTCAGGTCACAGCAGGTGTCAGGGGTTGGCGCTGAGACTGTCCTGAAGGCACTCGGCCCCATTATCGAGCAGCGGACAGCAGCTCTAATGCAAGAGCTGATCCACTGCCCGCCGATTCTGGAAAATCTACTGGACTGCCGGGCGAAGATCGGGGAACTGATCCGCATCCAGTACGAGCTTAAGGACGTTGCGTCCTTGGGTAAAGAGGCCGGGGAAGCTCTACAAGAAATTTTCAAAGGTTAATAAGAGGCAAGGCCCACAAGCCGTCCCGGCTTGAGGATAACCAGAAGCCGATCAACAGGGCTCCCCTAGTGCAGGGGGAAGAACCCATAAGGAGCACAAGATGGCTATTGAAGTTGACCCGAACGAGCCGGTTAATGAACCGACAACTCCCGAGGGCGAAACTGGTACCGCGATCGAGAAGTTTAAAACAGCGGAAGATCGAGATCGTGCGTATGTCGAACTAGAGCGGCGGGCGACACAGGACGCCCAGGAGAAAGCGGAACTCAAGCGGCGACTGGAGGACCTAGAGTCCAGTCAGTACAGGACGCAGCGTCCTGCCCAAGACCAGCGTGAGTTCACTGACGTTTACAAGTCTCAGGAAGAGACCAAGAAGTTCTGGGAAAGGTTTGCAGACAAACCCACGGAAGTTCTTGGCGAAGTGGTCCAACGATCGCTGAACCTTTTTGAGCAGCGTCAGGCCCAGCGGGATACGGCGCGCGAAGCTATTGAAGGCTTCAAGAACAAGTACCCCGAGTTGGCTCCTTACGAGGACATCGTGACTGCCTACGTTCTGAAACAGCCGTCAAATTTACATCCGCGAGAACGGCTCGAACGAGCAGCGCCTGAAGTGCGCAAGGTTATCGCTCGAATCGCCGGAAACAAGAATCCTTCCAAGGATTCTTCCTTTGATGCCGAAACTTTCGTTGAAAGTCCCTCCCAAAATCGTGGTGGGTCTGAACCGAGAGAAACCAAACCTGCTAAACCTGAAGATGCTCTCGCTGAGTACATGAAGGAGCAGGAGACGTACATGGCTAAAAGGGCAATTCCCCCGCGACTCTCGAAGTAACCTTAGCCCCAAGGTGCTGCCAAAGGGCTAAAGGCCCTTTCAACAGAACTTCCTTAAGTTCAGGAGATTACAATGGCAGGACAACTTTGGTCAGTAAGTGCGGACGGTGGCTATTTCGCCAACCCGAAGCTCAGCAAGAATCTTCGCTTGGCCTCTCAGCCAATGATGAAGTTTCGTCAGTTCACCCGTAAAGAACCCGGTTTGGGCAAGAGCAAGGGTGACACTCTCGACTTCAACAAAGTGACCAACATCCAAACGGTTGGCGGGGTGATTTCAGAAATCGACCGCGTGCCGGAAAGCAAGTTCTTAATCAAACGGGGTCAGTTGACCATTTCCGAGTACGCGAACAGCATCCCGTACACCGGCAAGGTCGACACCCTGTCGGAGTTCAGTGTGTCGGACCCTATCACCCGCGCCCTGCGCGACGACATGGCGAAAGTCATGGACATCGCCGTGGCTACCGTGATGAAGACCGGCAAAATTTGCTACATCCCCACCAGCCTAACGGCCGGTACCTGGGATGATGATGGCACTCCATCCACGCAGGCGACTGTCAACCTCAACCTTTCGCATATCCGCGAAATCGTGGACGCGCTGAAGACCGGCCAGTTCGGTGGCACCACGCTGGGCACCAACGCCGGCAACCCAGTTCCGCCTTGGGATGGCGAGAACTACATCTGCATCGCGTCGGTTAAGGCGCTTCGCGGAATCAAGAACGATCCCGACTACGAGGAAGTGAAAAAGTACGCTGATCCCGAGAGCCTGCTCTCTGGTGAAGTGGGCCGCATCGAAGGTGTGCGCTTCATCGAATGTAACCATACCAGCTCTCTCTCCAACGGCGTGGGCGCAAGCTCTGTCCTTGGCGAGGCGATCGTCTTCGGCGCGGAGCCGGTGATCGAGGGCGTGGCGATCCCGGAAGAGATCCGCCGCAAACTGGCGATGGACTATGGCCGCGATATGGGTATCGCGTGGTACGCCCTGCTTGGCTTTGCCAAGACCTGGGATTTGACCACCGACAGCGAAGACCACATCGTTCGCGTAACCAGCTCGTAGTCAGCGGGCCTTTGGCCCTTCAAAGATCAACCCAAAGGGGGCCGCTAAGGCCCCCGTTCCCTTGAGGAGATTCGCATGTCTTATTCTGATCGTCACGTTTGGCAGGGCACCGTCCAAACTCTGGATGGCGCCACTGATCTTGATTCCACGGTGGGCTTCGTAATGACGCAGCCGGTGGTGATTCACCGCGTCGGCCTCCACGTCCTGAATACCGCTGTTGGCGGTGCTAGTGTTGTGTTCGAGGATCGCATTGATGCCACGACCGACGTCACCATCGCAACGGTGGTCATCCCGGCCTCCAACCAACAGGGCACTTTGATTTACAAAGAAGTGGCCTCTAGCGGCTACCAGCTCGAAGCGGGTCACCGCATCAATCTGGCCGTCACGGAAGCTGGCACTGCCCCGACCGCCATCCCGGTGGTTGAGTA